CCCGCAATGGTAGATCATCAGCTCTCCTGATACTCCGTCACTTCGACCAGGTAGTATGTGACCATGCCGCCCATAGGCAGTCGACCATCGTCGCCGACCTGCGGCCCGCGGTAGTGGAGGTGGATGGCAGTCACGCCAGGCTTGAGCATTGCGTAGCGGGCGGTCTCCTCCGCGGCGCCCTGCAGCTGCGTGCGGGCGAGCCGATCATGGCTGACGCGGGTCGCAACCACCTTGGTGTTCTCGTCCACCAGTGATTGCGCCTCTTCCGCGTCGATAATCCGAATGTGGGAGGTTGCCTTCTCTCCGAACATCGCCGGTGAGAAGGTCGTCAGAATGTAGTTTGCGGTCATGGTTCGTCGTTCCTCTAGGCCCGAACGGTCAGGCCGACGCGCTCGTACCCCGTTTCCGGATCGACGAAAACCCGCTGATTTGCCGACTCCAGGCAGAGCATGCCAAACTTGGGCGCATCACGCTCGGGTCGGTGATTGAAGCCGTTGGTGAGATAGCGACGAAGCGCTGGATACTGGTTGAGGTCGCCCTGGTGCGACATGGTGCGGTCTCCCGACTTAATGTTTAAGGTTCGAGGCTGGCTGTGACATTGTCACAACCAGCCTCGTTGTAGGTTAGTTTGCTCTATGGACGCCCTAATACTCGCGGGCTTCACGGTCGTGTTGCCGTTACTCACCCCTTTTTCACGGTCCTGTCCAATCGCGTCCCTCTACTCACCTCGATCGAGGATCGGTGCAGAGGTCTTCAATGGCCGGTGGCCAAGGATAGGCGCGTCAGGCCCGACGCGCTGGGCTCAAGAGATGATGTGGAGCGGCGTTCGCCGCTTGATGGTGGGTCTCTGACCCGGAGCGCTACTTCACTGGCGGTTCTCTCCATTCAGGGTCCTTGCCCAAAGTCCAGGATATGCGTGCTGAACTCACATGAAGTTCAGGATACGCGACGGTAAGTTAGATCAGATTTTCACCTCCCTGCCGCCCATAGAGCCCGCGGCAAATTCCATGCCAAATTGTGAGCCTGAACCCGATCCAGAGCCTGGTTCAGTCACAAATCCAGTCGAGTGCATCCTGCAGGATGTGCCGGCGTCCGGCCCGCTCATTGAACGCGATCGGCATCGCGTCCTGGACCAGGCTCAGGCCCGTGCTCAGGATCACGAACCCGGCCGCGATGAGGAGGCCAAGCGTCCAGAAGTTCCAGCTCGCGCCGGGCGGGATCGCCCAAAGCGCGTACATGGCGAAAGCGAGGACGAAGATCCCGAACCCGGTGCTGCCCCAGCCGGCGAGCTTCAGAAGCTGTGACATTTTCACGCGGCCAGCTCCACGCGGGGCGGGTGGCGCTCGATCATGCGCGCGCTCTGTTTCTGGACGTCCCACGCGAAGTGGAAGGTGGTGCCGCGCAGGCGCGCAGACACAGTCCCGTCCGCATATTGGTCGATCTGGGTCATGCCCAGGTCCTTGCATTGCGCCGCGAGAATGTTCGCGGCGACCTCGCAGGCGCGATTGTTGAAGAACATTCAGAATCTCCTCATGAGATCGTCGATCTCGGCCAGGCGCTCGGCTTCCTGAGCCTGAGCCTGGTTCCGACACCGGGTGTGGCGCGCCTTCTCGGCCGCGCGCTGGCGCTTGCGGATCGTGAGCTGGACCTCGTCCAGGGGCTGGCTGTCGATCTGAACCTGGGCCACAGGCCTAACCGGGCGATATTCCGGGTTCCAGGGCTTGCCGCGGCGAACCTTGTTCACCTCGAGGCGCAGGCGCGGGTCGAGCTTGCGACCGGGCTCGTAGGGCAGCGTCTTGTGGATCGCGGCGCGCGGGCCGGACGCCACCGGCACGTAGCCTTCGACTTCCCAATCGAGCTCGTGGCCCACGATCCGGCCGTGGCGCTCGATCGTCCGCAGGATCGGGGCCGCATTGTGCTGCTCGTTGCGGGCGTTCCACTGGTCGCCGCGTTCGGCGAATATCTGGGCGCAGGTCTTGATAGCCATTTTTCGGGCCTCTCCTGAGCGCGGATCAAAGCCGCTGTGACATTTTCACGGGGCCGCCCGGATGTTTCGGGCGCGCGCGAGCGCGAACGAGGGGGAGGAGGGGGGCTCACGCCCCCCTCCGGGGTCAGGCAGCCAGCCGGGCCGGGGTTTCGGCCTTGGGCTTGGCGGCGGTGGCGGCAACGCGCTCCCTCAGCGCCGTCATGCTGTCCATGAGGCTGGCAAGGGCGCGCGCCTCGCCCTTCCGCAGCTTCGCCACGTTGGGCAGGCTGTCGAGGTAGGCCGCGACATGGACCATCATTTCAGCCGGGGTGGCGACGCGGCCAGCCGCAGCCTCAAGGCGCTCGATACGTTCGCGCTCCACCGCCTCTGCGGCTTCCTTGTCGGCCTTGTTCGCGGCCGACTTGGCATCGCGCTCCGGTTTGGTCGCTTCGGAAAACAGCGTGCTCGCCGGTTTTCTGCCCGCAAGAAACTCTTCCCGGTCCTGCTCCGGGATATCGGACCAACGGTCCGCGATGCCGCGGACAAACTTGGCCCACGTGCGGAAGGATTGCTGCCCCTGCTTGTCCTTGGCTTCATAGCCATAGGAGGCCTTGGCCAGCTCCAACGTCTTCTCCGCGTCCTGCTTGCCGTCGACGATGACACGGACGGTCAGGATGGCCGCGTTTCGCATCGCTTCGCGGAAGTTATTGTCGGCCTGTCCGAAGGCGACAACCGCCGCGCTGGCGGTTTCAAGCAACTTGTTCAAGTCAGCCTTTTTCATCTTCCGTTCCTTTAGTGTTTAATGTTTCCGCTCCGGCCGCTTTCCGCTTTGTGACATTTTCACAGTCTGGACCCGAACCCGAGGCAGACGCAGGTTCCCGTCCGTCCCCGCTGTTCGCGGATCACGGCTCTCCCTTGACCGGGAGCGGGTCAGTGTCTGGCTCGGAACGCGGGCGGGGGAACCGCGGCGCCCTCAGGCGTTACCGCGGCGGCCCCCTCAGCGGCCTATGAACACATTACACCCCCCCACCTGGTAGTTAATGACTGATACATGCGGTGAGATAGAAGCCGCTAAGCCATTGAGGGTACTACGTTTTTTTCTGTTTTGGGGCTCTGAGGGGCTTGACGGTCCCAAGTCTCCCCCGAAAAAAATTTTCGTATTTCGGACAACATGTCCAGGACTTGAGCCCGATCCAGGGCGACAGCCATGAACCGATCAAGCAATGGAGGCAGCCTCAACATTAAACTTTGAACGGAGAACCATTAAACCATGCTCGAAAGCTTGAAGCTGTACTTGCTTCGCCGATTGGCGGGCAACCTCGACGCCATCCTGAACCTGTTCGCGAAGTTGGACCGGAAGCTGGACCGTTACATCGAGCTCGAAGCAGCCGAGCTGGAGCGCACCCAGCGCGGCCTCGTGAACCTGGAAGTGATGAGGGCCTCGCTCGAGAAGGACGCCCAGGACCAGACCGCCCGCATGCGACGCGCCGCTCGCGTCAAGAGCAACATCGCAGGGCTCCTCGCCTGATGCTGGCCCTGGTCGACAACCAGCTGGCCTACATTGAACCCGCCCTGGATATCCAGGGCGGGTTTTCTGTCGAGGCGAGCAAGCCCGATCTGGCAGGCAAAGGCCGTATTTATGTGAGGGCCGGTGGCCGGATCATCGATAGCGGCGTCATCTTCCACATCATGGCCAAGAGCGGAGACGTGACTCTCGACCCGCAGTCGGGTCGCTTCCAGGTCAAGCGGGGTGGCTCGGCCGTGTTCCGAGCCATCTTCGCTGGGCAGCACGAGGATGTGGAGGTGAAGCGGTGAGCACGCACACCACCCTCGAAGCCGCTCTCACTGCTCGTGAAGTCGAGTGGTGCGGCGACGTCAAGCTGAGCCCCTCGTTCCTGGGAAACGAGCTGGCCGGCGAGATCGGCGAAGCCTGCAACGTCATCAAGAAGCTCGAGCGCGAAGAGCTTGGCCTGGCTGGCTCCCGCGCATCGGTTCAAGACCTGGCTGAGGAGCTGGCCGACGGCATCATCTGCATTACTCGGATCGCGATGCGCTACGGGATCAATTTGCAGGCCGCGACGGCTGCCAAATTCAATGCAACCAGCCGAAAACTCGGCCTTGAGGCGAGGCTTCTGCCCTAAAAGGCCCCAAACGCCCGCCGTGAACGAATCAAAACACGGCGGGCGCAGGCCGCTCCAAGGGGCTAATGACAGCGTGGTGGTTGTCAAAACAGGAGCGGCGACTGCCTAATACCATCGTTTTTGTAACAAAAAAGGCCCCATTTTGGGGCCTTTTTCATTGCTTCCGAAGCTCCGCTACCCGTTCTTGATCAGTTCGATGATCCTTTTGGCTGGGAAGTAAGCGACCACGTCGAAACGACCGTCTTTCCGTTCCTTGACCGTCGCGATCCTCCCTTGGGGACCGAACCGGCCAAGGAGCCTGATCGTGCGCCCGGTCGGAACTCGATCCCGCGGAACCACCAACGTCACGAAGGGCTCGTCCCCGATCATCTCCCCGTTCTTCCACCGCTTCACGGCATCGACGCACAGGTCGAACAGCTCGAGGGGGGTCACGCGGCCACCGCCAGGCGGTCCTGCTTCATCACGCCGACGACGACGTAATCGGTCGTGCCGGTTGGATCGATGCGATGGTCCACGGTCAGATCCAAGTCCTCGAGCATCTGCATGAAGCGCTCGAAGCTGACCGGCGTCGATCGGCCGACGTCCCGCATGTGGAAGCCATACAGGTCATACAACTCGCGGCACTTCATCTCGCCAGCTTGATCGAGGCGGATGTTCGAGGCGTCTTCCAAGAACGCCTGCACCGAGTTGTTGATGCGGCGCATTTGGCCGGTCCGCTTATGGTGGCAGGCGGGCAGGGTGTAGCCGTTCTGGTCCAGAACCCGGCGCAGACCCTCAAGCGCCCACGCGGCGATCGCCTCCCGCTCCTCGGCCACCAGAATGTCGGCCAGATCCTTGATCTGCTCATTCTCGGGGATCACTCGGTTGAAGTCGAGGATCAGCCAGCGACGCAGGAAGCCGCGGGACGTATCCCGTGAGACGGGCAGGTAGTTCGAGGCGAACCATTGCGCGGCCTTCGGGAAGAAGACGAAGCCATCCTGACCCTTGAACTCGGTGCGCTGCGGCGATCCTTCGACCACCTCCTTGAATACGTTGCCGGTGATCAGGCCGTTCTCCGGCAACTCACCGACGATGTTGGCGGTCTTCCCAATCAAATCGGTAAGACTGAAACGCTCACCCCATAGCTGTGGGCCGAGGTTTGCCGCGGCGTCGGGCGGCAGCATGGCACGCAGCACATTCAGGATCTGCGTCTTGCCCGTGCCTGCCCGGCCGAACATCAGGAATGCCCTCTGGTAGGTCGTCGTGATCCCGAAGAGGGTGACGGCAAACATCTCCTGCAGCGCGGCAACGCGATCCTCGAAATCCGGCTCGGCGCCCCAGCAAGAGTAGAGAAACTCGAGCCATTTGTTGCAACGGGTCGCGTTGTCGCGGTCGTAGTTGAAGGGGAGGGTGAACGTCGCTCCGTACTTCGGGTCGTGATCGGCGACGTACAGGTCCTCGCCGACAAACCCGTTGGCGAAGTTGATACCGCGCTCTTCGACCTGGACGAGCATGCCTTTGCACATCCGCTCCAGCACCTCGACCACAGCCTTGTAGTCGGAGTGCCGGCGCACGATCATGCTGTCCTTCACATTGTTGGCGACGTGCATGTAGATCGTGTCCTCGTCCAGGCGGGCGAAGCACGAGCCATTCCACTGCCAAAACTGGCCCTGGTCGTGGCGGATCTCGCCCGACCGCTGCAGGTCCTCGAGCACGATGCGGGCGATGAGCGCGTGGTTCTCGCTCTCGCTGCTCTCACCCTGCTTTTTCGCATCCTTGTAGACGATCAGCAGGTCGGACTTCTTCAGCCCCAGGTCCTTGCCCGCGACATTGATGATGTAGGTGATCAGCGCGCGGAGATCGATCTCGCGGAACTGGTCATCCTTCGCCACCTCGCCAAGCAGCTCGCCGATCCGGGCCAGAACCCAATCCGCATCCTCCGGCTTCTCGGCAATCTTGCCACCGAGCCATTGCCGAGCCTTGTTCACGGTCCAGCGCTGAGTGGCGTTCATCTCCTGCATCGACTGGATGGTCGGATGGTCGAGCCACTCCTGCGGCAAGCCAGCGTCCCAGCCCTCTGGCATGGTGCGGCCCTTCTCCAGGTCCTTAATCAGGAACTCGAGCAGCTTGGCGACGCCTTTCTGCGGGTCCATCGCGTCGCCACTCACCTTGGCGGTGAACGCCTCAACCCAATGGTACATTTGCTGGATGGCGTCGAAGAGCGTGAACTGGGCCGAGCGATCGATGCCGAGCACGACACGCGCCAGGTAGCCAGCGTGACGGACCATCATCACGTCGCGCTCGCCAGACGGGATCACGTCGAGCGGCGAGGAGCGACCACCGCCGCCGATCTCGAACCCCTTTTGGCCGAGGAGGGCGCGCAGCTTGTCTTCGATGTCCTCGCCGAGCGGCTGGATCTTGTCCACCACCTCCCAGAGATTGGCGTTCGCCGTGTACGGCATCTGCGTCTCAGGGTGGATCGAGGGCGGCATGACCATCTGGTTGCCCATGCCGAGGAACTCGCAGATCATCCCACCGTCGGCGCCACGCAGCTTGAAGTTCTTCTGACCCTCCCAGAGGTAAATCAGACCCATGCCCTTCTTTCCGACACGCACCCAGGGTGTCGCCGGCAGGATGTCGAGGATCGCCGCGACCAGCGCTTGGTCTTCAGTGTCGATGTCGATCGCGCACAAACCCGACGCCGGCCCGAAAGGGAGGCCGATGTTGCCGCGGGGAAAACTGGCCAGCCAGTGCTGCTGCTCGATCTCACTCGGCATGCGCGAGCCATAGATCGACCATTGGTTGATGTCGGGCATCTTGTTCCGCTCGCGCAGGGGAATGACCGGAAGGCCGGCAGCCCAATAGGTCGGCGCGAACGCCGCAAAAATGCGATCCGTCAAAGGTTTCTCCGATGTTTAAGGTTTAAGGTTTAGGGTTTGGGGGTCGTCACTCGGCCGAGGCGAACGGCTCGATGCGCTTCATGAAAGCCTGGCGCTGATCGTCATTGAGCAGGTCATCGAGAATGCCCACGACCGTCGACTGAAAGATCGACATGCGCTTCACGTTCTGGGCGCGCTCGGCCATCTGCAGCAGCTTCTCGACGAGGCTGGCGCGGGTCTTCGAAATCTGAATGCGGTCGCCAACCTGCATGCCCTTTGAGTCGATCTTCATTTGGCGCAGCTCAAGCCGGATCTCGTCGATCTCTTTGGCGACCGCGTCGATGTCGACGCCGGTCTCTTTCAGCTTCGGCCCGCGCTTGCCGCCACCCTCCGCGGCAGCAACCGCAACTTCGACGCGGCGCTCGACGATCTTCTCCACCTCGACGATCTTTTCCACCTCGATCGTCCGCGGGGCCATCACGCGGCCCAATTGCTCACACGTGTTCTCGTCGTAGGGGCATTCCTCTCGGGTGAGGTAGTCGGGGTGAGCATCCATCTGTTGGCGAAGCGCTACGAGGGATGCGATCGAGCCCAGGTTCAGGGCGGGATAATAGGGTTTAGAGTTCATGGCCCGGCTAATGATCGACACTGATGATGAGCGCCATGGATTTTTCGACAAAATCCTGGACATGTTCGAGCGATCCGTAAGTCGAGTCCTGGATACGCTGCTCAAACCCCCGTGACACTTATGAAGGTCCCGGTCAAAGAGGGCCTGCGACCGCAAGGCCGCAGCCGACGCCGAGGTCAACGCCCCCCGCCTTGGTTTAGGTTTTCTCCGCCGAATGGCAACGCCCACCTCTTCAACCGCGAAGAGGTGGGCGTTGTTCTTTGGTGCGTCGCGGTGCGCGGTGCTTTAACTTGCCGTACAACTAAGACACTGCGCTTCTGGCGGTGTGTTTGCCGAACTACTCCAGAACTGTCGCGAGCGATACGGGTCGTCCGACACGTCCATTGGCCTCGCTCAATGGATCACCGAGAATACTACCCTGAACCGGAAGCCATTCTCCTACGACCGATACCCTTTCCAAGAGGCGATCGCCGATGATGAGCACCCAAAGCTCAGCTGTGAGAAGTGCTCGCAGATTGGTTTAACTGAAATCCAGATCCGCAAATTCTTTGCGATGCTGCGCCGAACGTCGGGCATCGCGGGTATCTTCACGTTGCCGAACGAGAAGATGTTCAAGCGTGTCTACAACGGCCGAATGAAGCCCATCCTCGACGCGGATGCGATCTTCAATCCGCCGATGGCCATCAAGCCCATCCGCAACATGGACATGACGCAGATCTTCGACAGCTTCGGGTATCAAACCGGATGCACCGAAGGCGACGCCACCTCGATCTCGGCCGATATCCTTTTCCACGACGAGCTCGACCTGAGCCCGATGGATATGATCGGTCTGTTCCAGAGCCGGCTCCAGAACTCGGACCTGAAGATCACCCAGGCTTTCTCGACGCCGACCTTCCTCGACTACGGTATCAACCGCCAGTACCAGACCACTGACCAGCGCGAGTATCTGATCAAGTGCCGCGCCTGCAACGAGCACCAGATCCCGGTGTTCAGGTACCCGCAGCAGCGGCACCGAAGGCCGGGTCGCCAAGGGTCACGGTCGCGAGCAACGTCCCCGACGCGGCGTCGTCCGCGTCCGCGGGCTGCGCGCCCGTTCTGATCTCTACCTTGCCTGCGGCTGCGCCGGCATCCAGCGCATCCACAACAGAATCCACCATCGCGTTACGGCGGGCATCCGGCACTCGAGTAGCCATGACCTACCTCCTTGCGAGCGCCCGCCCTAC